AGATAGCAATACATCTAATGTATTTCTAGCGAATTACTTTGACGCTTTGTTATATGGTTCATTGGCAGAAGCCGAGCCTTACTTGGTGAATGATGCACGAGTACAGACTTGGATTGGTTTATACGACAGGGCAATTAATAACATCAACGAATCAGACGAAGGCTCAGAGTATTCTGGAGTGCCTTTGGCAATGAAATTAACAAGCAGATAAGGAAAAATCATGGCTGAAATGTCAAATTATTTGGAAAATGCAGTTATCAATGCAGTTCTCCGCAACTCAAGCTATACAAGCCCATCAACAGTTTATGTTGGTCTATTTACTAGCGACCCTACAGACGCTGGCTCTGGTACTGAAGTATCAGGCGGTTCTTATGCTCGTACTGCTGTGACTTTTGGCTCACCTAGCAACGGTGTGACTACAAACTCTGCTGCGGTTGAGTTCCCACAAGCTACTGCTGATTGGGGTACTGTGACTCATATTGGTATCCATGATGCTTCTAGCTCTGGCAACTTGCTATTCCATACTGCTTTGGATACTTCTAAGGCGATTGCTACAGGAGACATCTTCAAGATTGCTTCTGGTAACTTGAGTGTAACTCTTGCCTAATGCCACTAACTCTAGAACAGTTAGACCAGTTCGGAAGCCTAGATGACCTTGAATATTCTTTAGACCTAGACTGGTACGAAGATAGGGTCACAGGAGTCTGGACTCTTGAAGCCATTGATGCCATTGGCTCTATTGACAGCATTAATCTGTCTTTAGATAGCGAATTGTGGAATGGCTCTGTAACTGTTTACTTTAATAATCCTGCAAGCATTAGCTCTACTGCCACAGTTTCAGGTAGTGGATACCGAGAAAGACTCGGAGTTGGTGCGATTAGCTCAGATGCCACAGTATCTGTAACCCCTAGCAGAATCCTATTCTTTAGTGGTTCAATCACAGGTAATGCACAGACTGAAGCCAATGGATATGCTGTATATGGCGGAGTAGGCTCTGTTTCTGCAACAGCAACAGTCAGCTCAGATAGCATCAGGATTAGGACAGTATCAGGAGCTATTAGCTCAACAGCCAATGTATCTGCTATTGGCTACAGAGACTTATTTAGCTCAGGAGCTATTACAGGCTCTACAAGCGTTTCTGCTAACGGAGCAAGGGTATTAAGTGCATCAGGCTCAATTAACGCTTCTGGAGCTGTTTCAAGCGATTCTATAAGGGTTCGTACATCTACTGGAGCTATCAATGGATTATCAACAGTTACAGCATTGGGTGGAGTTGAATACTCAGGTGCAGGAAGTATTACAGCCATTGCGACAGTATCAAGTACAGCAAATGCAGTATTTAGCTCATCAGGCTCAATTGCTAACTCAGCTTCTGTACGGTGTTTAGGCAATATTCTTGGTGATAACTGGACTGCTCAGACAGCAGGTACAGAGTCTTGGACACAAACAACAGTTCCTGTGGATAACTGGCAAGCGGTGAGTGCTGGTAACGAATCATGGACAGAAATTACACCGAGTTCAGATACATGGACTCCTATAAATAATGGGAATGAAGAATGGCGAATCAACGCATAACTTTTGGTGAGTGGCTACCTGACCAGCCTTCTGTCACAGGTGCTTTAATGAAGGCGGATAATGTCTACTCTAGAGCTATTGGTTATGGTGGCATCCCTTTGGCTGTGGATTATTCTGCTAGTGCATCTGAGTCCTTAAACAATGTGGTAGCTGGTAAAAACCCTGATGGCTCTACAACATTATTTGCTGGAAGCTCAACTAACCTCTATAAGTTAGATTCTGCTGATGGTTCTTTGGATGATGTATCTGGAGCTACTTATACAACTCCTACAGACCAGAGATGGAGATTTACCCAGTTCGGAAACCGAGTAATCGCTGCCAACGGTTCAGATAAGCTACAAGGATGGTTATTAGGAACTTCTACAGCATGGGCTGATTTGTCCGCAGATGCACCAACAGCTCGCTATGTGACTGTGGTTCGTGACTTTGTGGTTACTGGTCATTCAAGCTCATCTAATCCTTTTAGGGTTAAGTGGTCTGCATTGAATGATGAGACAAGCTGGGCTGATTCAGCGACAACTCAGTCAGATTACCAAGAGATTCCTGACGGTGGCTCAATTGTTGGTGTGACAGGTGGCGAATTTGGCTTAATCCTGATGGATAGGTCTATTTATCGCATGACTTATGTCGGTAGCCCATTGGTATTCCAGTTTGACAACATTGCTAGAAATCTAGGCTGTTATGAAGCTAACTCAGTTATCCAGTATCAAGGGGTGACTTTTTTCTTGGCAGATGACGGATTCTATAGCTGTGACGGTCAAAATATTGTCTCAATCGGTGGCGAAAAGGTAGACCGTTACTTCTTTAATGATGTAGACGAGACTTACTTGTTCAATATGTCTGCTGCGATTGACCCAATCAAGAACCTAGTTATCTGGGCTTATCCTTCAAAGGGTCGTGGCGGTGATGTCAATAAGTTGTTGATTTATAACTTCCAGACTAAGAAGTGGGCAAGCGGAACTACAGATGTAGACCGAGTGGCTTCAGCTTCTAGCCCATCAGTTACTATGGAAGGCTTAGATGCTTTCTCTGCGTCTATTGATGCTTTGGGTAGTAGCTTGGATTCTAGAGTTTGGCTAGGTGGAAAATTGCTATTTGCAGGTGTTCGTGGTAGCAAAATTGTGACATTTACAGGAGCAAATTCTACTGCTACAATTCAGACAGGAGAGCTGTCTCTTGAAAATCGTAAGTCAGCAATTACTTTAGTTCAGCCAATTGTAGATAATGGCTCATGTGATGTTGCAGTCGTTTCAAGAAACTTGCTCACAGAACAGGTTGTATTTGGTTCGGCAACTTCCGCAGACTCAGAGAACAGGGTGTCATTGAGAAGCATGGGTAGATACCACAGATTACAGTTTAGTCCTACAGGTGCTAATTGGGACTCAATCATTGGTGCTGATGTAGAAATCGTACCTATGGGTGGTAGATAATGTTTCGTGTTTTACCACCATTCGGTGCAGACCCTCGTGGTGTGGCTGAGGTAGTCAATGGCATTATGAATGGCAAGACAAATAATACTGGTACTGTCACTCTAGCAACAGGTGGTGCAAGCACTACAACTATTACAGATGCTCGCATTGGTGTAGATAGTGTTATTTTGTTATGTCCTACAGATGATACTTCTGCAAGTGCTTACTTTCCGTATGGAGCATTTCAAGATACTACAGACCAAAGTGCAGCAAACACTACAACAGCTTATGCTGTTAAATATAACACTACAGATTATGCTGAAGGTGTGACATTAAGTAATGATAGTAGATTAAATGCAGGTTACTCAGGTTTATATAATTTGCAGTTTTCACTACAGTTTGCAAATTCAGATACACAGATTCAAGATGTAGATGTTTGGTTTAGAAAAAATGGAACTGATATAGCAGGTTCTAATAGTAAGTTTTCTGTGCCAAATAGTCATGGTGGAGTTAATGGTCACCTGATTGCAGGATTAAACTTTTTTGTTGCATTAGCTAAAAATGACTACATAGAAATTATGTGGGCTACAACAAGCACTTCAGTAACAATTGAGCAGTTACCAGCTCAAACAAGCCCTACAAGACCATCAACACCATCAGTAATAGCAACCATGAGCTACTTATCTAGCAATGGTTACACAAGCAATATATTCACAAACCCTTATATTAGTTCAATAACTAATGGAAGTGCAGTAATTAGTCATCCTGCTAACTCAATCGCAGGTAAAACTTTTGATTATGTAGTAGTAGGATAAAAGGAAGCTATTATGGCAGAAACAGTAACCACATCATCAGTAGACCCAGCGTTATTACCTTACCTTACAACAGGTTTGGAAAGAGCTAAGTCTCTATTCTTGACAGGAAAGCAACCTGAGTTTTTTGCTGGTCAGACTTATGTCAGTCCATCAGCTCAAACTACTGAAGCTCTTGCTCAACAGGAAGCTCTGGCTCGCCAATCAAGCCCTGTGCTACAGCAAGCTCAACAGGCTTACCAACAGGCTCTAGGAGGTATTGGTGCTACTGCAAGCGGTGGATTCTTACAAGGTAGCCCTTATCAGCAAGCTGCTATGCAAGCTGCTACTCGCCCACTAGAGCAACAGTTCTCTCAGCAAGTTCTACCAAGCATTGCTAGTCTTTATTCAAAGTCTGGTCGTTATGGCTCTGGTGCAATGCAAAATGCTTTAGGTCAGGCTACAGAAGCTCAGGCTCGTGCTTTAGGTGACATTACATCTAACATGGCTAATCAGCAATATATGGCTGAAAGAGGATTGCAACAGCAAGCTCAGTTAGGTCAGGCTCAATTAGCATCAGCAGCTCCTAGCATCTACGGACAACAGTTCTTGCCATCTCAACAATTGGCTCAGGTTGGTGCAGCTCAAGAGCAAATCGCAAGCCTACCATTACAAGAGCAAATGGCTCGTTACAACTTTGCACAGCAATTACCGTATCAACAGCTATCTGGCTACTTATCAAGCGTCTATGGCTCTCCTATGGGTTCTTATGGCACACAATCTCAGACTATGCCTAGCAACCCTATTATTGGTGGCTTGGCTGGTGCTGGTTTAGGTTACTTAGGCGGTCAAGGTATTAATTACCTAATGGGCGGTGGTGCAAATACTTTAGGCTCTTTTGGTAGTTATGTTATGAATCCTACTGGTGCAGGTTTAGGCGGTGCTGCATTAGGTGGTTTATTAGGTGGCTCATTATTCTAAAATTAGTTCATAAGAACTTCGTATCACAAACTTGGAATCTAGTTAGTAGGTTCATTGGAGATGCTTTACAGTATTCTGATGACTACTCTCTAGACCAAGTTAAGGTTTATTTAACAAGCGGACAATGGCAGTTAATAGTTGCTTTAGATGATTTAGGACAGATTAAAGGATGTTGCACAGTATCTTTCCTAAACTATCCGAATGACAGAGTTGCTTTTATCACCACTATTGGCGGTAAGTTTATAAGCGACAAAGAAATATACAAAGAGTTCACAGAGTTACTAAAGACTCAGGGAGCTACAAAGGTTCAAGGTGCAGCAAGAGAATCAATTGCTAGACTTTGGAGAAGATTAGGATTTACTGAAAAGTATGTAATTGTGGAGAATACTCTATGAGTGGCGGTGGCTTTATTGACAATGTAGTAGATACAGTAACAGACCCTCTCAAGGATGCTGGCTCATGGATTGACGATAAGGTCAATGAGGAAATTCCGGGCGGCTGGTACACAGTAGCTGCTGCTACAGGTATGTATTATGCTCCTGAGATTGCTGCTATTGCGGAAGGTGCAGAAGCTGCTGCTTTGGCTGAAGGTGCGACTGCTGCGGAAGCTGCTCAAGCTGGTGCTGCGGCTGCGGAAGCTGCGGCTGCTTCAGCAACAGCTACTACTGCTACAGAAGCTGTGGCTACTGACTTTTTAGGCTCTGCTGCTTTAGGTGGTGCTGAAACAGGTGCAGTAGGCTCTGGCACTACAGGATTTGGATTAAGTGCAGGAACTCCAGCAGGTGCAGCAGGTGGTACAGGAATTAGCACAAGCTCATTGGCAGGTACTTCATTAGGTGCTGGCATGGGTACTGTAGGAACTAATGCAGCGAGTGGTTTAGGCTATTTAGGTGGTGCAGAAGCTCTACCAGCAGGAACAGCAGGAATTGAAGGTGTAACAGCTCCATCAACTCTTGGTATCAATGATGCAGTTAGAGGATTAAGATTAGCTAATACTTTATTTGGTCAGCAACAGCAACCACAGCAAGGTATGTTTAGACAGCAAGTTAGACCTCAAGGTGTAGTTGATTACTCTCCTACATTATCTTTGTTGCAAACTCAGGCAAGAAAGCCTAACATTTATTCATTATTAGGATAAGAACATGGCATTATTAGACAATCCACTAGCTCAATTGCTAGGTCAAGAACAGATGCAAAAAGCAGAGAATCAGGCACTCAGCATGGGTGCTTTAAATGCTCTTGCACAGCTACTAGCAGCATCAGGGCCGCAAGCTCGCCCAGTAGGAACTGGTCAGGCAATTGGTCAGGCTTTGTTAGGTGGAGTAGGTGGCTATCAGTCAAGCATGGATAGAACTCTTAACGATATGCTAAAAGCTACTCAAGTTCAAGAGTTGTTAGGAAAACAAAAGTCTAGGGAAGTATTAAGAAAAGCATATACACAAGCTACAACACCAGAGGTAACAATTGGTGGAATGACATCTCAAGACCCTGTAGCAAGACAGCTTATGCAAGAAAATTTAGCAATGGGTGACACAGATTTAACATCATTGGCTCGTTCTGCAAATTATGCAGTTCAAGGAACTAGTGCGGAAGCACAGCCAGTTATGAAGTCTACAGGTGCATTTGACCCTACTAAATTTGCTCAAACAGCTATTGCATCAGGAGCTAATCCTGAAGATGTTAATGCTTTTATTAAGTCTGTTCAAGGCGAAAGAACAAAGCTAGGTCAAGGCGAAGTTCTTGTAGATGCTTCTGGTAAAGTTGTTGCTAAAGGTGAAGCAAAACCTGAAAAGGTTGATACAGGTAATGGGACTGCTTTTGTAGACCCATCTACTTATAAAGTTATTGGATTTGTTCCAAAGACTAAAGATGGTAGCGTAGAAGATGATAAGTTAAGAACCTCTTTCTTAAACCAAGCCAAACCTCATATTGAGATTACACAAGCCTATAGAAAGATTGTTTCTGCTCCTGATACTGCTCCTGGTGATATGTCTAAGATTTTCGGATATATGAAGATTCTTGACCCAGGTTCAACAGTTAGAGAAGGTGAATATGCTTCTGCTGAAAATGCTAGAGGTGTTCCAGACTCAATCAAGGCTATTTACAATAAAGTTATTGATGGCACAAGATTGACAGCAAAACAGAGAGGTGAGTTTGATTCTGCTGCTGGTGCTTTGGTAGAAAGTCAAAAGGGTCAATTTGACCAAATTGCTACTTTTTATACAAATACAGCTAAAAGACAAGGTGCTAATCCTGAGAATATTATTTATAATCCATATCAAGATTTGCCAACTGGTAAAAAGAAAGATGAAACACCATTACCTCAAGGTGTTGTTGTTGCTCCAAGAGCTTTGCCAGCAGGAGCAGCTCAAGCACTTGGTTTACCACAAGGTGCATCTGTAGTAGTTAGACAAAAATAAGGAAAAGTCATGCCTATATATGATGTAACAATTCCTGGTAGAGGAACTTTTGAGGTTGAATCTAATGTTGATTTAACTGAAAAACAGGCTTATGACGCTGCTTTATCTCAATCAAAAGAAAGTCTTAAAAGTCAGGTAGAAGGTGTATCTGGTGGATATACAAGAGGATTAAGAGACCCAATTGATGCTATGGCACAAATGTTGCCTAGAATTTTATCTAAAGCAACATCTCTTGGTGGAACTGTTGAAAATGATGTTAGTAGGTTTTTTGCAGAAGAAGCTGCTAAAGTTGATGCTTTAAATTTAGCTGTAGAGCAAAAGTATCAAGAACAAAGAAAAGCTGAAGGTAGAGAAGGAATAGATGCTAAAAGAATAGCTGGAAATATTGTTAATCCTGCTAACTTAGCGGTAGCATTAAGAGCACCATCTATTGTTGCTCAGACAGCTAATGTTGCATCAAGACTTCCATATATGGCAACAGTTGGTCAAAAAGCTGTGCAAGCAGCCATGACACCTACAGGACAAGCAGTTATTGGTGGTACTGCTGCTGGTATGTTAGAGCCTGTATTTGATACAGAGGGGAAAGATTTTGCTACAGAAAAGGCAAAACAAGCTGGTATTGGTGGATTGGTTGGCGGTGGAACTCAAAAAGTAATATCAGGATTAGGCAGAGTTGTTTCTCCACAAATTGCTCCTGAAGCTAGAGCATTGTATGAAAAAGGTGTTGAATTGACACCTGGTCAAGCTCTTGGTGGGACTTATAAGAAACTTGAAGAAGCCTTTAAGTCTATTCCTATTGCTGGAGATGTAGTTGCTGGTGCAGAGAAAAGGTCTATTGAATCATTTAATAGAGCAGTTATTGATGATGCTTTGACTTCATTAAATGTAAAAGTTCCTAAGAAATTAGTTGGCAGAGAAGCTATTAATTTTGCTGATGATGCTATTAGCAATGCCTACAATAAAGTATTAGGTAAAGCAAAGGTGACTGCTGATAATGTTTTTTTAGATGATTTAAGCACTTTAACAGCTAGAATGTCTCAAGAGTTGCCAGAGCAAAGAGCTACTCAATTTGAAAAGATTATTGGTCAAAAAGTATTGGATAAATTTAAGACTGATACTCTTAAAGGAACTCAATGGAAGTCTATTGATTCTGAGTTAGGAAGATTAGCTAGTAACTATATGAATACTAGTGATGCAGACCAAAGATTGCTTGGTAGTGCTATTAAAGAAGCTCAATTAAGTTTAAGAGAGTTATTGGCTAGAGCTAACCCTGAAAAAGCTGTTGAGATTGCTAAAGCTAACAATGCTTTCTCTAAATTCTTAAGAGTTGAAAAGGCAGCAAGCTCAGTAGGTGCACAAGAAGGTGTATTTAGCCCTGCTCAATTATTATCAGCATCTAAATCACTAGATGAATCTTTAAGAAAAGGGCAATTTGCTAGAGGTAAAGCTGTAATGCAACCAATGGCTGAAGGTGGTAAATCTGTTATGGGTGCTAATTTACCTGATAGTGGTACTGCTTATCGTGGAGCTACTGGATTAGGTGTATTAGGTGCAGGATATGTAGAGCCTACTACTTTATTAGCTCCACTTGCTATCGGTGGTGCTTATACAAAACCTATGCAAGATTTAATGAGACTTTTAATTATGGAGAGACCTGAACTAGCAAGACAAGTTGGAGCAGGTATTAGCAGAACTTCACCAATCGTATCAAATATATTAACACCAGGTCTCTTAGGAGAGAAATAAAATGGCAAAGACAAAAATCTCAGAATTTGATGTAAACCCAGACAATAATACGGACATAAACAGTATTAATATTGCTGAAGGCTGCGCACCTAGCGGTATCAACAATGCTATTCGTCAGCTTATGTCTGACCTAAAGGATTGGCAAGCTGGCACTAGCGGAGACACTCTACCTGTGGCTGCTGGCGGTACAGGAGCTTCTACTGCTTCTGGTGCTAGAACTGCACTTGGTCTAGTAATCGGTACAGATGTACAGGCTTATGATGCTCAGTTAGCTGATGTTGCAGGTCTGACTCCTACAGACAATGGAGTTATTATCGGTAACGGTACTAACTTTGTAGTAGAGTCTGGAGCAACTTTAAAGACATCTTTGGGTCTTACAATCGGTACTGATGTCCAAGCCTATGATGCTGATACAGCCAAGACTGATGTAGCTCAGACTTACACAGCAGGTCAAAGAGGTGAGATTACAGCCCTAACTGATGGTGCAACTATTACTCCTGACTTAGCAGATTCTAATAACTTCTCAGTAACTCTAGGCGGTAACAGAACTCTTGCTAACCCATCTAATATTGTTGCAGGTCAATCAGGTTCATTCTTTATTACTCAAGACGGTACAGGTTCTCGCACTCTAGCTTATGGCTCTTACTATGACTTTGCAGGTGGCACAGCTCCAACATTGAGTACAAGTGCTAGTGCTGTAGACCGAATTGACTATATTGTCAGAAGCTCTACTTCTATTCATTGTGTATTTACTGCTAACTACAGTTAAGGATAACTATGTCAGTTATTGGCTCAAACATATTAGCTGGTGCTAGTGGTCAAGGTGGTGATTACACTATTGCTAGGTCACTAAGATTCCGCAGTAGTGCTAGTGCTTATTTAAATAGAACTTTTGGTAGTGGAGGTAATTTAAGAACCTGGACTTGGAGTGCTTGGGTTAAAAGAGGTTCTTTAGGCTCTGACCAACAATTATTTGGATGGTGGGAATATGGTGGTGGCTACAACAATCAACATTGGATTGGTTTTGATTCGGCAGATACAATCACATATAAACTGTATGATGGTCTTGGAAATCAGTTTTTAGGTCGCAGAACAACATCACAAGTATTCCGTGACCCATCCGCTTGGTATCACATTGTATGTGTTTGGGACACAACAAATGCAACTGCATCCAGCAGAATGAGGATGTATATTAATGGTTCACAAGTAACCTCTTTTAGCACATCTACAGACCCTAGTCTGAATACAGATGGTTACATCAATTTAACATCACCAACTGCACTACATATTTTAGGTGCTGTTTTTGATTCCAATTTTAGTGCTAGTCCACATAACCCTTTTGATGGCTACATGACTGAAGTGCAGTTTATTGATGGTCAAGCCCTAACTCCATCATCATTCGGTGAAACCAATGCTCAAACAGGAGTATGGCAACCTAAGAGATATGCTGGCACTTATGGCACTAATGGATTCTATCTACCATTCT